TCTTGCACGGGTGTGCAGGGGGTGTTCCCGGTGGGGGTTGGCGGGTTTGTCACCATGGAATCAATGTTTTTGTGGTTTGTTGTTGGAACTTGATGTTTGGTTCGCTGCGATTGCCTTTGCTTCTGTTGCATGTTCTGCAGATGATTTGCCCGTTGTCGAGGGTGTTGAGTCCTCCCCTGCTGACGGGTGTGATGTGGTCGGCTTCGGGGCTGGTTGGCAGCTGGTGTGTGTCCCAGGTGATGGTTGCTCCGCAGAGTGGGCATTCGGTTTGGCCTTGTTGTCGGGCTTGGGTGATGAGTCGTTGCCGCCAGCGTCGGTGGGCTTGGCTGGCTGTGCGGTTGGTGTGTGCCATCGCGTTCCCCGATCTCCCATGACCCCTGTGAGCCTCTCATTGCCTCTCTAACGGCCTGGAATCGTCTGGGGGTATGAATACTCTACCCTTGCCCTGCTAGTCGATCCTGGGGGCTGTTTTGTTCGTTTGAGGGGGTGTTCTGTTTGTGCCGGGGTGTTTGTTTTCTCCACTACCCCCTGGCATGTGAGAAAGATCACATCGCCCCCCAGCGGTGTCAAAAGAGAAGGACACACGAAAGAGAAAAGGGGGTGGGTGTGTGTTCGCGTTTCAAGGCTTAGCGCTTGGCGCCTAGCGGTGTAGGACACAGGCTCAGCAGAAACACTCTATAGGTTTTAAAGTCTTCTACATATAATATACACTTTAAGTCTCACCCGGTGTTAAGGGTGTGAGCGTGACACGCCGTACGCCTTCAGCCGAACACGCTAAGCCTGAAAGGGGCACGGGTGTAAGAGTGTGGGGAGTGTGCGATGGGAGCTTGCGACCAGAAGCACACGAGTCACACGATGAAAAGCCCATCGGCGCTGATGGTAAAGGTTCCTCTTCTCCCCTGATGAAGAAAAGGAGAGAAGAGAGAAAGAACCAAAGAGAGAAGAGAAGTAAAGAAGTTAACCCTTTAACTCTTCTAAAACTTTTATAACTTATAAGCTTTAATACTTATAGGTTATAATATTAAAGTTTAAGACTGATGGTTAACTTTAAGTACTTAAGATTTTTAAAGTATTATAGTTACTTTAAGTGTTTAACTCTTTAAGTCTTAAACACTGATGTTAAGTTTATATCCTTAAGCGCTAAGCCTTTAAAGTTTTATACTTAACTTAGGTGTTAAGGTCTTTATACTGATGCTGAGCCTTGAAGGGCTCAGTGCTAAGTGTGTAAGCCTTTAAGTCTTTGGTAGACTGATGGTAAGCAAGGTCGGGAAGTGCGTCAGCACTTTCTGGCCTTGCGTCCAGCTGGCTACCTGTCCAGCCTAGCATACGCCGTCAAGACGAGTCAAACTTGACTGTTTGGCTCTATAGGCGGGTTTGAGGGCTATTTTAGGTGTTTTTGGGGTGACATCAACACAACTTTCTTCCTAAGAAGTTTCTTAAATTTTCTTAGAGTCTTGTAACCTTTACAGGTGGTTAAGGCTGAAACCCCTAGCCAGAACGGGTTTCACTCCCGGATAGCTGTCACACTTTACTCTTGTGTCCTTTCCGAACGCGCTAGGCCCATCAGTGCTGATGGTGTTTCCTCAGGCTTTCGAGTACTCGTCGCTAGGCTCCTCGTACTCTCAAGCCTTCCCTGATGGCGTGTACCCCTTTCAGGGCTGAGCCTGCTCGGGCTGATGCCGAGCCCTTGAGGGGGCTCGGTGCTAAGTGCTTAGTGCTAAGACCTTAAGGCCTGAAGGTGTGAAAGCTGGTACTCCCCCTTTTTCTTTTACCGTGTCCTTCTTCCCTCTTAGCATCCAACACTGTCCACATAGTGCAGGCTTAGCTAAGCTAACCAGATAGGTGATGGCTAGTCTCTGGTGCTGTGCTCGCGTAGCCTCAAAAGGGCTCTAGAATCGATCAGAATATGCTGGGGGTACAAATACCTAGAGTTGAGGGTGTAAGAGCCTCAGAGGGGCCTTTACGTGCCTTAGAGAGGCATTCTTGGCTCTGGTGCCATCTGCAGAATAGACTCTACAGGTGTGGGTAGTGTTCCTAGAGTCTAGGTGATGTGACATATCTCACGCAGACCATAAGCCTTCCAGACACCCGTGCAGCCGGATCATCGAGCGCTCCCGACTGGACACCTTCCTCCAAGTCCATGCCACCTGTCATACCACCCTCCACTCACATATGCCCCTCAGAGTCACAGAAAGGGGCCTAGAATCGATTTATAGGGCTGCCCTAGTATATTTCTACCCCTAGAAGATTTGAGACGCTGAGAGAGGCAATAAAGGCTTCAGTGACATCTGTCACACCCGACACATCCATATGAAACGCTCAATCCGATTGAGCGCAGCCTTGACTATGGATCACAACCCTCCACCACCATAAAAAACCACAACAACCCCTACACCACCGAAAGGAGCACACCCATCATGGATGGCACACTCATCACACCATCCTTCACATCCCTCTACAGGCAGACAGAAATCGACCCGCTTAGCCTCCACAGCCTCACCGGAAACCATTCAGACGACATCGATCTCGATATGGTGCGCCGCATGTACCACGCTAAAGTACAAGAAGCCATACGACTCATCCGGCCACTGTGGACTGTCACCCTCGACGGCGCAGTATATGGGCCACCCGACTGGCGCCACCTCTCCGAGAATGAGGCCGAGGAACTCCACGATCTCATCGACATGATCTATGTAGACGCCATCATCGCCGAAGCCACACGATAAAAACCATCAACCCACCACACGAGAAAAGGAACCCGTCATGCAGAAGATCGCCGACCACTTCACCCAGCTCTACACCCCCGCCAGCTACGACTGCCCCACACCCTTCGACCTGACACGCCTCGAAAACCTCCCCTGCGACCACATGGATTTTGAGGGCCTCGCCGAAACCTTTCGGCAGAGCGGGAAAGCCAAGTTCCACAAGCTTCGCGCCGGAAGGTTAATCGCATCCGATGGCCCCGGGTTCACCCAAGACGAGTGGAAGCCGCTCACCGGTGGGGAAGCCACACAACTCTACTGGAATGTGAGCCGCATCAACGTAGGCCACCTACTCACCCTATGCGCCCGATAAAACCCCCTAGCCACACAAGATTCGCTCAGAACAACTGAGCGCAGTCTTGACACGAGGTCCATTCGCTGGAAGTATGATTCATGTCAGCAACGAACAACACCCCGGAAAGGGGACCAACCAGCCATGAACAAGAAAAACGGCTACACCATCGCCGGAATCACAGCCGCCATCATCGCCGCATGCTCTTTCCTCCCAGCACCCGACGACAATCCGCCACTCGCCTCACAACCAGCCCCACAAGCCACCACAGCCAACACCGAATGGACCCCCAAAACCGTCCAACAGCGCAAAGCCGAGAAAACAGCCAAGCAGGCAGCCGCAGTCCGCTCCCTACAAGCAGAACAGCAGAAAGCCCACAAGCAAGCCCAAACACGGGGTGAAGAAACCGCCACCGGACTCACCATGATCACGGCAGCACACACCTGCAACCGCAAAGCCGAACAACAGGCCGCCGCACACGGCCTCAACTGGAACGGCAACCCCGACATCGACCTCCAACTCCACAAAATTATTGGTAAAGACACCTTCTCCATCGTCTACGGCGCAACCGCGAAACATCCCGGCGCATCCAAACTACCCGTCACCGTCCACTGCCTCGTCACCGGAACAGAAGACCACCCGCACGTCACCGACCTCAACATCAACCCGCAACAGTAACCCGCCAAGGAGCACCCCCCAGCTATGCCTCTCCTATCCCACTACGCTGTCATCACCGGACTCGCCGACACGGCACACATTATTCACCACACCGGCGGAACACTACGCACAGCCACAGATATTGCCTCCCGCATCAACACCCTCAACCCAGACATTAATCTCGACCACCAAATCAAACAGCTACAAACCATCGAAGCCGACCTGTACAACATTTATAAAACCATCAACACCATTCTTCAGGAGCAAGCATGAACACACCCAACAACAACATTGAGCTACACAGCTACGAAACGTTCTTCACCAGCCTAGCCTGGATCCAAGGCGGCATCATCACATGGATGTACGCAACCGGCACCCCACACAAGGCAGCCCTCGCCATCATTGCCGCATGCGCCCTCACCACCCTCCTAGGCGCATCAACACTCACCAACAATCCCCGAGACAGCAAATGATCACAACACCCATCATCATCGCTGAAACCCTCGCCATCATTATTCTCGCCGTAGCACTCGCCCACAACCCTAACCAGTAACCCACGCTTAAGGAGCACAATCTCCATGGATGAGCCAATCCGCATGTCCCCCGACCCCAACAGCGGTAACAGAAAAGAACTCAAATTTTGCAGGCTCTCCATCATGGACCCAGCATCCTTTCACGCTCTTGGCGACGTAGCAGGCTACGGTGCCACCAAATACGGCGACAACAACTGGACCGGAGGATACCCGTGGAGCCACAGCGTTGATGCCCTCTACCGGCACTTGTTATCATGGCAGCAAGGCAACAACCTCGACCACGAATCCGGGCTACCGCATCTAGCCCATGCTGCCTGGCACTGCCTCGCACTCCTCGCATACCAGCAACACGATGCCGGCCAAGACACCCGAAACCCATGGAACAAAAGCGACAAGTAATGCCTCTAGCACAATACCCGAAAACCATCAACCATCCAGGCCACATCTCCTACTCATCACTGTCACAATGGGCCGAATGCGGCGAAAAATGGCGTCTCCAACACGGATACCACACCCAACACCACACCTGGTACGCCACCATCGCCGGAAGCGCCATACACCACATCACCGAACAATACGACCTACACCTATACAACCCCGCCGAATACCCTGCGCTACCAGACAAACTCGCATCCTTCAAAAACATTTTCGCCACACAAGTAGCCCTCGCCGAATCCGAAGGCACAGAAATCAAACCCTCCGGCAGAATATGCAAAAACATGTGCGAATCGGGCGGGCCACACAAAAAAGACTACAATTGGTGGATGATGTACGGCCCCACCTTTGTGGACCGCTGGAAAACATGGAGACGCAACCACCCAGAATACATCACCGCAATCCTGGACGGTAAACCAGGCATCGAATACCCGGTAGAAACCACCCTCCCCGACGGCACCCAGATCGTTGGCTACATCGACCGTATCTTCACCGACACCGACACCGGCGAAACCTTCATCCTCGATCTCAAAACCGGACGCCTACCCGCCGACAGTATGCAGCTGCACACCTACCGGTACATGCTCAACCAACACGGCAACGATGTAACAAAAGGCATGTTTTGGACGCCGGCCACCAGCCGCAACGACGACAAGTCCCCGACACAAGGCACATCCACCGAACTGTACGACCTTGACAACAACACCTACCGGCATGTATCATCCATGTACAGTCAAGCAATGAAAGGAATCAGCGCAGGCATCTTCGTCCCACACGTCACAACACTCTGTAAAGGCTGCCCCGTACAAGACGCCTGCTGGGCCGTCAACGGGAAAGACGCCTACAGGTACCCGGTAGAATCTACCGTACAGCCACCCGAAACAGACAATTAAGAAAAGGACACCCAATGACCGATAAGACCAAGATCGACAATGATCGACTCACGATCACACTCAAATACGGTGGAGACTATGCTGCACCATGGGCGGTCATCCGAGGAGACACCGCAGAAGACATCAAACAGGCCATCATCGACCTGCTAGGCGGACTCAAAAACGATGACGTGTCCAAAGACTGGGATCTAGCAACACTCGTAGCGAGCGCATCAATCATCCTCCAAGACCGATACAACCAGGCCGCCAAAGACTACGTCAACAACATCGCATCAAACGAAAACACCATCGTCATCAACAAAATCAACAATGCAACCAGCAAGGCACAGCTAGCCGACCTTCTGAAACAGTACAAAAAGATCATCACCAGTAACAGTGACGTGTCCGAGGCTTTCCGCAGCAAACGAAACAGCCTCACCCGATAAAACCAACAAACAAATCAAACACAACAGTAAAGGAAACAACAATGGGACTCGCCAACTACCGAAACAACAGCAACAGCACCTTCTTCAACCCCTCCCGAAACCAGGACGCCACCGCCATCGCCTTCAAAGTGCACGACGTAGAACACAACACCGAAGGCTACGGCGGACAGACCGCCGATCGTATTTACGCTGATGTCACAATCTTCCACACCCTAGACGACCTCAACAACAGCACCCCAGAAACCATCTCCAACGCCATTATCGAAGAAGCACGCGGCAACAACGACCGCCCACACTCCATGATCCGCGACCTAGAAGCATATCTCGGCGAAGAACAAGCCTTCAAACTTGCCACCGTGCGCACCAAAAACGGGTTCAACGCGGTCGTTCTCAAACCCCTCGACGACGCCATCTACGATAAGGTTGCCGAATACGTAGACAAGCGCGACAGCAGCCAGCTAGACGACACCACAGCCTCTACTGACATCGATATCGACTCCATCTGACCACCAAAACATCATCCAACCGATAGACAGATAAAGGCTCCGATGCTCTCTCTCCAAAGATCCTTCGAGAGAGCCTCCCAAACCGCAGCCGAGCTGCCCCGCATACCACAGCTAGAACCCCTCTACCACAACCTGGACATGCACATCCACAAAGGGGACCTAGTCATGATTGCGGGGCGGTCCGGCAGCCAAAAATCAGGGCTAGCCATGTTCATCACAGCGATGCTAAACCAGCCCGCCCTCTACATATCAGGGGACATGACACCCTGGGAGGCCTCCACACGAATCATTTCACTCAACACCCAACACACCACCGCCCAAATACAACACAACATTGACGACTACGGGCCAGAATACTATCGAGACAGCATCCACCACGGCGCGCACATCACATTCTCATTCCAGTCGCCCATCACCTGGACCGACATCACCATGGAGTTGCAAGCCTACATGGAAATGTGGAACACCTTCCCACCCATCATTGTTATCGACAACCTGATGGACATCCAAGACTGCGAGAGTGACTACCAGGCACAGCAAGAAGTCATGCAATGGATCACCGCATTGGGCAGGGATACTGGCTCCACCATTATTGTCACACACCACGCAACCGACAAAACCGGCTCCGACATAGAACACCCGCCAGCACGCCGCGAAATCAAAAACGGCCTCTCAGAAAAACCACAACTCATCCTCGGAGTCTCACTCTATGGTGGCGAAGACAACGGCAACGGGCTCACTATACCGGCAGAGGCACGCATCGCCGTCCTCAAACAGCGCACCGGCAAATCCAGCCCCGACGGCACCCAATACGAACGACTACGAGCCTACCCCGAATACACATTCTTCGGGCCACTCGCCGAAAAACAGCCCTGGAACATGACCACAACACACAAAGGACTATGATGGCTACACAACAGGCACGCAACCGCCGAGCTGGAGCCGAATGGGAAACACGATTATTGCACCAGCTACGCGACACCGGACACAATATCGAACGCCTCCACCTCAACGGCCGCGAAGACGAAGGCGACCTCATCCTCACAACCAGCAACAAAATCTACATTATCGAGGCGAAAGCCGGCCAGCCCCATCTCGCCGAATTCGTGAAACAAGCCAGCCGGGAGGCACGCAACTACGAAACCCACCGAAACCGAGAAAGTCAGTCCACCATCGGACTCGTCGTCATGAAACAGCGCAACAAACCCTGGAGCGAAGCCTATGTGGTATCAACCCTCAACGAGCTCCTCCCACACCTCTGACACCTGCCGCCTCCTCGACACCCACCAGATACGCTCCAATCCGTCACGGAACGAGCAACACATCCTCTGCCCGTTCCACGACGACCACCAGCCCTCCATGAGCATCAACCTCGACAAGGGCGTCTGGTACTGCCACACATGCGGTGTCGGAGGCGGACTCGCCCAACTGAAACAACCATTAGAGAAAGAAAACCCGAATGTACGACAGCATACGCCCCTACAACATTGCGGAACGCCGCCGAATCCAGAAAGCCTCGGCCCGCTACGAAACCCACCTCGAAAACATACTCGACCTGCTCTCGGCAAGAGGCATCAGCGAAGAAACAGCCCGCTACCACCACCTTGGATACATCGACAATGACCCCATACCCGGCCACGAAAACTACAACCAGTGCATCACCATCCCATACATGTACCCCGTTTGGGGGCGGCCAGCCGAAATAAGAAAAATGCGTTTCCGCTGCTCACTCCCACACGACTGCAAAACCCACAACCACCCCAAATATTTGACACCAGCCGGGGACACAGGCTCCATCTACAACATGGCCGCCATGGCCAACCCGGCAGCCGAAATGCACATTTGCGAAGGCGAATTCGATTCCATGATCCTCCAACAATGCGGATGGTCGGCTGTAGCCCTACCCGGCGCAACCTCGTGGCAAAACTTTTGGACCAAATCTCTCGAAGGCTACGACCACATCTACATCTGGTCCGACCCCGACAAGGCAGGAGACCAGATGGCCCAAACCCTCCAAGCCGCGCTTCCCCAAGCCACCCATGTGCCCCTCACCGTCGGTGACGTCACCGACACATACCTGCAGGCCGGCAAAACAGGGTTGACACAAGCCCTCAACACAGTGCTACAATAAAACCAGACAAACAACCACAACACGGAAAGGTACACTAAAACATCATGGATCCCCTCGACACCTGCCCCATCCCCGGCCGCCGCGACACCAGTAAAGCCGCCAGGAGACGCATACGCCTCGCCATCTGTGCAGAAAAATGGGCCGATGGTGAAGACCCACTCCGCATCATGCACACCTGGGGCACCACCTATGATGGGATGCGATCCATGATCCGCGCCAACCCCGACATTAAACTACCCGACGACATGGCCAAACGTTTGCACAAAGTATGCCGGGAAGCCTACCCCAAAAACCAGCCAAACAGGCACCGAAGCGGATGGGACGCCTACGAGAAAAACTACTACACCCACGAAATCCTCTTCCTGAACTCCTTCAACGTGCCTGTTATCGACATGCTCAAACGACTCGACGTCTCGTGGACAATGTGGAAACAAATCATCACCGAAAACAATCTCACCCAGCTACAAGACGAAACCTACAACGCCTGCAGATGGTACTATTTGAAACAGCAACACCCAGACTGGACCGACCAGCAAATCATGCAAGCACGCCACACAAGCGAATCATCCTTTAATGATTTCATGCAAGACGACAGGCCAGCATTGTGAGCATAGCATTCAAACCCACCACCAAAGACAAGCGAGCCATACGCAACATTATTGTCGACGAGTGGCTCGACGAAAACCAAGTACGAGACATGCCCGACAAGGTACTATCACACATGGTGGAATACTGCTGGGGGCGCTTCACAGACAACATCAAATACGCTGTAGCTGCCCAATATTGGAAAGGGCCACACAAGCCCGATAGTGACCATCAACGGATCATTGTAGGCTATTTCAAAACCATCAAACAAGCCACGAACGCAGCAAAACAATTCCACTGGAACACCCGGCTACAACAACAATGGAAAACATGGATACTCCCAGTCCACAACGGCACCGTGTCCGAGTTTTTCACCCAACAAAAAACCCTGCTAGACGAGCAAGCCAGCAACAACACCGACCAGCTGCCAGAGCATCTACAAAACGTCATGTGCGGCAAAACACTCAACCACACAGACGGAACCGTATCATGGTGCACACGCAAACCAGGACACGACGGCGACTGCCGCACAGGATGGCAGCCCACCACACAACCCCTAGGATATCATGGCAACCAAAACTGAAACCCTCATTCAACGCTACGGGACTAAAGCCGCAGACGTCCTCGCCGACAGGTCTATACCCGCCACACAGCTAGCCCGAATGCTCACTGAAGCCGGATACCCCATCTCCGCCACCGTCATCAAAGACTATCGCCGCAAACAAACCAACACCACCCAGCAAGAGGAGGATACCCGATGATAGACAATATAGACCGGCTCCTCACACAACTAGCCAACCACGACAACGCCATCGACACTATCGACGACAATCTCACAAACGGTACTGTACGCCGCACACGCATCTCCGAATGGACACTCCCCAACGGAGAAACAGGCCGATCCATACAAAAAATCATTGACCACCAACCCGCAACCGACCCCTACCCTGTAGACGAACTCGTCAACAAACTAGCCGAATGGCAGCCACCCAAACCCGAACAAGACACCCACACCAGTTGCAGCAATACGGCCTTCATCATCGGGGCAGGCGACTTCCAAATCGGCAAAGGCATCCCCGGAGGAGAAACAGCACACTTCGCAGACGACTACCTACACTCCCTCACAGCAGCAAAACACTACTGGCAACAAGCAGGCAAACCGCAACGAGTCCACATCGCATTCCTCGGCGACATGATCGAAGGATACGTGTCACAAGGAGGCAACAACGCCTGGCGCACCCAAACACCCCTCACCGAACAAATCAGGCTCACCCGCATGGCCATGATGCAACTCATCCACATGTTCGACCACTGCGCCAACGTCACCATCACATCCATCCCCGGCAACCACGGAGAAGCCGTACGCTTCGGTAAAGGAGTCACCACCTACGACGACAGCTTCGACGTGGACTGCTGCCGCGCCATCGCAGAAGCCTACCAGCTCAACAACCAATACCCCAACCTACACTTCCACTTCCCCAGTCGAGATGAAATGACCACCACCGTCGACGTGGCAGGCACACAAAGTCTGCACGCCCACGGACACCAATGGCGCACCGGCAAACATTACGATTGGTGGCGCGGACAAGAATTCCACAACGGGACCACATCCCACATCCTCATGGCCGGACACCGACACCACCTAGAAATCTCCGAGCAAGGACAACGCACCTTCATCCAATGCCCATCCATGGAAGGCGAATCCACATGGTACCGGCACAAGACGGGCACCACCGGAAACCCCGGACTCGTGTGCTACACTATCAACAACAAAACACCCAACAACTACCAGATAGCCAGATGAAAGAGATGCCATGAGCAGACGACCAACAAAAGTAGAACAAGCCACCACCGCATCGTGGGGATGGGCCACAGACCATCATCTTCGCACACTCAACCGGGCATGCACCAAAACAGCCGGACACTACCCCGCAATCAGTGCAGACGACCTGTACCAAGACTCTTTGCTATATATTGCGGTGCGGGAACAATACCACAACCTAGACAACAAACACTACACCAAAATGTGCTACAGGGTAGCCAAACGGCTAGCCAACAAAACCATACAACACCTAGACCAACCGAAACCTTTATCCGATATTATTCATCTAGCCGACAACCAAACCAGCATTTAAAAGGAGAACCCCTCATGGTTAAAACCACCATCGACGACGGAACCCAAACCACCGTGCTCCAAACAGTAGGCACCACCACCACAGCCATCATCACCGACACCGAAAACCCCGAAACCATCACCGCCAAATACACCATCAGTAAAGACGGCACAGCCACCTACAGTATCAGCGGAAACACCTACCTCGGCGACCACCAACACATTATTAAACTCATGTACGACTACTGCCACTGTGTGGGACGATTCGACACCAGCAACACCAGCAACATGAACGACTTGTTTAAGGATTACCAGTGAACCGAACCTACACCACCGCCGACATCATCCAAGCCGCCCAATGGATCTGGAACGGCGGCCCATGGAAACCGAGTGTGGAGCCAGGAATGCCACCACCAACCGCCCCCCAGCATCACGGCAACAACCTTGTCGCCATGATCGATCTACAGCTAGCCATTGACGACTACACCCTCACCTGCCAGCCATCCAAACAGCGAAAACACTTCGCCCGACTAGCCGCATTCCGGGAAGTCTACGGGTATGACCAAACATATGCGTCGGCCGCCCAACTACTCGGAGTCACCCGGCAGACTGTGAAACAGTGGGCAGACCAAACACTGATCACCCTCACAGGATACGCAAACAGTAGATACTATCCAGACGAAAACGACGAAAGCACAGGGATGGGATAAAACCATGAACAACACACACAATATCACCTACACCACCCTCAACACAGCGATACACCGTATCGTCCAACAACAGCCCACCAACATGCAACAGCTGGAAAACATTGTTGACAGTGTCGAAAACCAGTACGGTGTACCCATCTCCCTCGACAACGTGAACCTTACCGTCAACGAAGTCAGCCTCGACGATCTCGCTATCGACCAGGACACGCTAGACGAGTGCAGCGAAATCCTATGGTGCTGCGACAGTGCAGGACACCCCAACCACAACAACAAACAGCAACCGCACCGCATAAACAGAAATAGTGCCCCAGCGGCAACCACCACACGATCGTGGCAGCACCGCTGGGGCACACACATATTCAATTATGCAACAGTAGACTCTACCGTGCCAACCTCCGACTCGGCTGCACGCCTCGGCACATAGCCGGCAAAACCATCCACATCATCTGTCGGCTCGATCATGCCAGGATCCGACACATCCACCGAGTGAGACTCCACTATTCCAGGATCATCCGGTGGAACCAAACCCGCATCCACCAGGGGCTGCTTGCCAGGCTTGCCGGCCACAAACGACGGGCTACCAAACGAGGTAGCAATCGACAGTATTGCAGCAACCCCGGCCGTAATCAGGGCAGACTCCCACGGCAAACCGCGAAACGACTCCGCAGTATACGTGACACCCGCAGTCACACCAAGCACAGCAACAAACGTTTGAATAAAAGTTTGCAGGGCACGCTCAAACAAGCCCAACCAAAGGTGTTTACCCACAACAAACCACCATCACTTTTTCAAATCGTTGACTGCAGACTCGAGCCTACTGATGCGGCTACGACACTCCAGCACGTAATACCAGACACTCCACAAAGCGTCTTTTGTGCGCCACAGCTTCCCAGTCACCGGATTCTTCACCCACGACAGGGCATCAACACGCTTACGCAGGTCACCATTCTGAACCTGAACCACACCCACATCGTGATGCAAACGGTTCACCGACTGGGCCACCTGCCCAGACAACTGTTTAATCTGATTATGTAACGCTTGTACATCAGCCATACTCAACTCCTCACTACTTGAACCGCCGCCGTGGCCATTCACCACAGCCATAAACCTATCCCACGGAAACCACGGCCCAGGATCGTCATGATCCGATTGATGCCACGCATCCGTCACATCCACATGCCCGCACACACCCCGCCTGCCAGCCTTCAAATCAGCCGCAGACAGTTTCCTTTTCGGAACATTATATTTGTCACACAACTGCCGACACAACACCGCCGCACGCTCCACGGCAGGCCACACGCGAGGATCAAGCCACTGCTCACGAGTGTAAGCATGCCCCGGCACCCGAAACGAGGCATGCGAACCCCCATCCGCGCAAATCTCTATACCCAAACTATGCGGATTCGGCGGGGCATGCCACCCAATCGTAGACTCCGACAAGCATTGCACCGTCTCCCTAATATCGCAGACGTAATGCGCCGAACCACCCGACGATGGGGACGCGAAATAGTTTGCCGTGGACACAGTCCGCCCTTTACGCGAGGCGGACGGAAACCCCACATCCGGGCATGTTGCATGAATCACAACCCTATTCACCGGACTATTCGAACCGGCAGAGTGATGCGCTGCAGGAATGTATCTCACAACACGCCACCCCCAAACACGACCAACATCAGTAACACCCTTCGTTCTTCTATTTGCGGGATGACACGGTAACCACAGGTGATGGTTTCACACCCTGGCAGGCCACCGAACCCGATATTGTAGAAGCCACACCGTCACTATATTTCACAACAAGGCGGCCGTCGGAACAGTACACAGAAACCACCGAGCGGCCATCCTTACCATCTTTACCATCCGATCCGTTCACACCAGCGGCACCACGCTCACCCCGTTCCCCCTGCGCACCTTGCGGGCCGGCAGGGCCTTGCGGGCCCCGCACACCGGCCGGACCATCCGAACAACAGAGACCATCAAACAAGTCAAGAACGTAGCAAAACAATTGCCCTGGAACACCATCATAGCCATCCGATCCGTTCACGCCAGGCAACCCGTCAGGACCCTTCACACCATTCAAACCCGGGGAACCCTGCGGACCAACAGGGCCAACCAGCCCAGCCGAACCATCAACACCATCCCGGCCGTCAACACCGGCAGGGCCTTGCGGCCCCCGTACACCGGCCGGGCCAGGCACACCCCGCACGCTACGCTCAACACGCTGAGCATCCACACACAAACCAGACTGGTGAAGACGCACCGACTCCTGCCCACCAGAGGCACACGCCTGCCGCACACGGCTAGCCAAACCCCTGGCCGCTGTACCATTCGACTGGGCCCTAGCCTGCTCCGAATCCCGCTCAGAAGCCACAGCACCGAAACGCAAAGCACCCACAGCAACCACCGCCAACAACACAAGCGACAAAAACAACAGCACCAGGGAAGCCTGCTCAAACGAGCGACGCTGCCGCTTCTCCTCCTCCAACTCCCTCAACCCTACTCACCTCCACCATCAACAGTATCTTTCAAAAACTCAGGCACATCAGGAAGATGCATAGGCTCCACATCATCAGGAAGCCCGGCGTTAAACCGGCGAACCTCACGCCGCACACCCCACGTATACTCTTCCATCGCATCCACCTGCGCAGACAGCCGCCGCAAACGCCTCCGAGATCTAGACGTGACAGCCTGAACAGAACCCAAAAACGTGGCCAATGCGGTACAAATAGAAGCCACCAGTGCAGGAGTAAACCACGACACCACAGCCCCCCAACCTTACAACATCCGCCACAACACCTGTACAGTCACACGCCGACAGCAATCCAGTTAGCCACCGCAGGAACATTAGAAGGCTTAGAACCATCATTCGTAATAAACGCCAACTGAAAACCCTGATTAGTAGTATTGTAGGAGTTCACATCAATTTGTGCCGTCCCCCCAGCCGCCGTAGCCATAGACGCCACCACAACCGGCACACTACCAAAGGGGCGGGCAAACGGAATCGTGTAAGCATACACAGCAGACCCGCCAAACTGGATCTGCTTAGAACCCGTCTCAATCCTAGGGGACAGTAGCATCCACTCGTTAGCATGATTAGCCCACACAGCCCCCGAAGGAACCATCACCCGGTCACCCTCCACCGGGGTAGGATCACACGCAGCAGACTCGCCAAACGCAACCCTAGCCGCTATAGCACGCCTATCCAACTGCTGCTGCAACCCGTTAGACGACAACACCAAAGTCGCCAACAACTGCTGATGAAACACGCCAGGCTCGGCACGCAACACATCCCTGGCACGCTCCGCACGCCCCCCAGAAACAATCTCCAACTTGGCCGTATTCTGCTCCCAATCCCGAGACAACACCACATAGTCGTACCGGGTCTCGCCAGGGCCCGGAAGCGGCCCCGTCACCGTCTCAACACTATTCGACGTGCACATCACCCCGTGAGCCCAAGCCTGCCCCGGCAGGACCTCACACAACACTGTGGCACCCTGAATAGTCGTACCGACACGAAAATCATCCGGCCCTTTCACCGACGGCATATTACCCATCAGACCAGACATTTGAGCCCAATTATACTCGCTCAACACACCATCAAACCCTTTACACACAATACCCACAACAAACCCCAATCCTTCTAGAATTTTTGCAAATCCCGCACACCCGCAGCCAAACCAGCCACACGGCGAGCCAACAGGGCCGACGGATTATCCTCATAATCCCCCGCAACAGGAGTCACCTTCGTCCAACCATCACCCGGCGAATCACACTCCACATCAATCTGCCGAACAATCTCCGCAATAGGCCCCGAGCCCACATCCACATAGATCAAATCACCCGGCATCAGATTGCCCGGCCCAAACCGCAACACATCCGACTCAGCCAACTCGATCTTAAACCCCGACGTGGCCCCTAACTCGGACAGCACCTGCTCAGCCTCATCAATGAGATGCACATGCTCAGAATCCGTGTTACGGGCATCCTTAAACACCTCGACACGATCAAACCAATCCCCCTCAGCCATCGAATCAACATCCTCACAAAACAGCCGATCCTTACCCTCGCCGCGGCCACCAACCACCACAGATGTCGCCTTCGGGGCATCCCTCACATACTCCCACGACACAATAGACCCAGACTCGGCAGTCAACACATGCTTACGGGTCACGGCAGGCACACAATCAAACAGCAAACCCCGCTGATCAAACTTCGCATTCTCAAACTGGTTCACCGTGACAGTCATCCGAGCCCACGACAACACCGGCAACAACTTGTCTGCAAACACGTGAAACCGCACCTGAAAATCCTTAATATAGCGGCCACGACTCTCATCATCGTTCATAAACAAACCAGGCGGAAAACGCCAAGGATTATCCCAAAACACCTGCTTAGCAACCGACTCAGCCGCACCCGAATAGTGGGCATAATCCCTGTCGGCACGCCACTCCATACCAACCATACCAGGACGATAATTCACAGGCCACATCAACATACGCCACAATAGGCGAATATCATCCTCACACGTGATAGTCACCCGCGAAGAACGCCACGGACCCACACCATGAACCTTACGCACAGGCCCAGAAAAAATCTGGCCACCACCATAATCAACAACCAGCCGTGCACCCGGCCTAGTCAACCCGTCAAGCCTGGAATGATCCCCAGACACCACCAACTCCAGCGTCGACAAACCATTCCACTTCAACGACAACTTCAACGATTCAAAAAAATTGATAGGCGCCACACGGTGATAATCCGGTGTAAACAATGTTATCCGCGGAACAAGACCAGCCATCAACTATTCACCAAGCCCTCAAAAACCTGTACTGCACCGACACAACAATGGCACCCCAACCAACCATCTCAATATTCACACTCTTAGAACCGCCAGGCGGGATAGGCGCAAACTCCCACTCCTTCAAACGATCCATCACATCCTCAAACCCATTCAACAACGCAGACTGTTTACGAGGATCCGTATCAATAGTAATCCAATCAAACTCCTCGACAGGATAGTCCGAAGACACACGCCAACCATCAATCTGCACAGACCACGACTCCAAAGGCCCCTCAACACGAATCACAGGCCACGCAGGCACATCACCCTTATTAGACAGATTATCCCAACCCGAACCAACACCAGGCGTCAACACCACAGGAAACGCGGTACCATCCTTGCCGACAGGGCCGCCACCCAACCAATCCTGCAACTTCGCGTTACTAAAACGAAACTTTTGCTCATCCCCATACCAAAACGGGTCATAAGCTGTCAAATGCAACAGATAGCGCGCATAACCCCTGTTCACCGGATCAACCGTAAACGTGTCATCCACCGAATCAAACCGGCACCGCAGCACACGCTCACGGCCGGCAGGAGTCTTCACCGACAACTCCCCCACCTCGCCCGGAGGAAACGCAGACCACAACGCGTCATAGGCTTTCAAAAAACCGTCACGAAACCCGCCCACCGCATCCGGGTCAACACCCGACACCAACACCGGCAGCGTCACCTCGCGAGGCTTCACATTAAACCCGCACCACTCGAAGCCGTGCACCCCAACATGTGTTTGAGAAAACTGCTCCACCTCAGGAACACCCCAACCACGCAACGAATCATTCAACAACATGACCGGAGACGCACCCGTGTAATCCGTCAAATGAAGCACACGCTCGTCGCCAAACAGCGGATCCATAAACCATGTCACAGTCAAACCGGCACGATCAGACGGGTCAGGAATAAACATGAACAACACCCCCAATCACACGTAAGCCAACGCGTTCAACGCGTCACGCTGCTGCCGCTCAATCCGCTTCGCAAACTCGTTAGGATCACCATAAGTAGGCCCATTCACATTCACCACAACACTCTCACCCTTAGCACGCTGATACCTGCCATACGGGGTAAACGAGCCCACCGACGATCGCACACCAAACCGGGCATCAACCGCATCAGGCAGCCGACCAGCCACACCCGACATCGCATCCAACGCCAAACCAGCATTCCCAGTAATACCCTCAGCCAAACCAGCAACAACCTGACGGCCAACCTCGTCACGAGACACCCTCGACGGGGAATGAATACCCAACACCGATTTAGCGGCATTAGCAACCTGAGAACCCATATTACGCACCGTATCCAACAGGCCACTCATAGCATTCCGGATACCATTACCCAAACCAGACACCACATCACGGCCAGCAGACACCAACAAGGACCCCATATTACCAAGCGCACGCCGAATATTGCCAGGCAAATTCCGGAAAAACCCCAGCACACCATGCACACCGTTAGACACCGCAGACCCCATAGCATGCATAGCAGAAGAAGCCGCACTCCGGGCACCATTAAACCCGCGCACAGCACCACTACGAACCCTAGACGCCATCGAACTGAAAAACCCGCCAACAGCAGACGCCACCGAAGACACAACACTCCGGATAGCATTCATCGCAGAAGAAACAGCGCCACGGGCCGCGTTAAAACCAGACCTCACATGAGAAGCAACCGACAAACCAAGCCGCGTAAAAAACCCCACAACAGCGTTCACGCCGCCAGAAATAACCGACTTGAAACCGTTAATAAACGCAGACGTAAACGCCCTAATATGATTCCAGCCAGCCTGAATAACCGAACCCATACGCGCCAAACCCGACACAAAATGAGCAACAATCCACCCGATAACACGGGCAACAGCAGCAATAACACGGGCAACAGCCGACACGACAGCACCAACAATACGGGCAACAAACCCTACCACGGCAGCCACCATCGGAGCCACAACAGCAAGAATACGGGCCACCACCTGTATCACAACCGAAACAACCTGCACCACCACACGCATAACCGCCGCAATCACAGGCATCAACGACCGGATCAAACCAATAATCGGCGGCAGCACAGACATGACCGCACCCAAAATCTGCTGAATCACCGGCATCAACACCGGCACCAACTGCATGATCACGCCAACAACCTGCCGTATCACAGCAACAACAGCCTGCAACACCGGCATCAACGCCGGCAGCAACATGGCCGCCACCTGCGTCACCGCACCAATAATCTGGGTGATCACAGGAACCAGCCGGGCAACAAGCATACCAATCACAGGCATCAACTGGGCAGCCAGCCCAGCAACCATACCAATAATCTGGGCAAACACTGGCGCAAACCTGGCAACCTGACCCGCAACCAAACCAAACACAGGCTGCACAGCGGCCATAATCTGCCCCAGGGCTTGACCAACCACAGCCACAAGCTGCATAACAGCGGCACGGAACTGGGCGTTCGTAGCAAACATGGCAGCAAACAAGCCGATCACAATCCCGACAGGGCCACCCAGGGCGCGAAACACGCCGCCAAGCCCGCCGGCGGCACCCTTCAAAGCACCAAACGACGGCAGTAGATTCTTCACCGACACCGCCAACGGGGCAAACCCCGCGACAAGCTTCCCAACACCCGCAGCAACAATACCAAACACTGCGGTGCCGCCAGCAAACATGGCACCCAAATTCACTTTAGGGACAGGCAAATGCAACCTTGCAAAAATGCCCTTCAACTGCTCCACCTTGGCGCGCATCTGTGCATTCATTCGAGTGATCATGCCCGGCATACGGTTAATCCACGCCAAAATAGACGGCATCATACGCTGAATACCAGCATCGACGGCAGCAAACATCGGCTTCACAGAATCCGTGATAGACTTGATAACCGGATTCAACGCAACAAAAATCTGCCGCAACCCGTTAAGAAACGGCGCCATAGCCGTAGCACCAAGATAACCCAGGGCGCCCTTAACATTCTTCATAGCGCCCTCAAACGTCTTACCAGACGCCTGCGCAGCACCACCCATGCCAAGCTTCATCGCAGCCGCAAACGTGGCAAAATCAATCTGCCCCTTCGACACCATCTGCGACACCTCAGCCGACGTTTTACCCGTCTGCCTGGCAAGCAAAGACAGTACAGGAACACCCGCCATCGTAAGCTGCAACATGTCATCACCCTGCAACTTACCGCGGGCCATCACAGACGTAAAAATAGCGCCCGTATCCTGAAACGACTTACCCGAAATATAAGACACATCGGCGACAGTCTTCAACACATCCGTCATCTGCCCGCCAGACTTCACACCCGAAGCAGACAACGCCGCCGCAGTAGAAGCCGCATCCCCCAACGCATACGACGTACCAGTCACAGCCTCAATAGCCGAATTCATAATCGAAGACGTGTCAGACGACGTATGACCCAAACCAGTCAACTTAGCCTGAGCCTCATCAATAGCCATAGCGCGAGCAATACCGCCACCAATAGTCACATCATAAATCGACTTGAGGCCCTTCTTAGCAACATTGATGGCACCCACCATTGCCGCACCACCAAGCGCCAACTTCATACCCTTAGCAAAAGAACTACCCGAACGCTGACCCTCAGCAGGCATAACCACCGACAACTGTTTACCAACATCAGCCTTCAAACCAGGCATCTTCGTATACAACGACACATATGCGGAAGCAATCTCACCAGACATACACTATTCACCCCATAATATTAATCTCGCGAGACACCCCGCCACCAGCACGAACACGCGCCAAAATATCGTCCACCTGCCCAAACGTAAACCGGGCCCTACGCTCATCCGTAGGCCTCGCCACAGGCTCCGGCTGCCCCTCACTATTAGCAGACCTGTAATGATCCAACATGTCCAACACCGCCCACTCAGACCACTCAAACGGGCGCTGCCAACCATTCAGGTGGGCCGCCAACTGGCTAGACGTATCGGTACACAACACGCCAGCCAGCCGAACAGCCTCACCCCAACACATTATCGGGCCACCAACATCATAAACCGAGCAACCGAACCGGGTCCTCCAATCATATTCGATGGCCCCACGATAATCATCAATCAGGCCGTGGAGCCAAACTATTCCCCCAGCGAGGCACCCTTACCGTCAGGCTTATATTCCATCCACTCACGGAAAATCTCGGCCACACGAACCATAGGAAGCCCCTCCAGGGCCTCCACAGCATCCACTGGGGCGGCAGCCTCCAACATAGAAAACATCACCTCAACCTGGGCGAAATCCGCAGACTCCCCCGACTGGGCAATCTTAGCTGCACGGCAAACACGGGCAGGAACAGCTTGAGCCGTCTCCTCCGCATCCGCCAACACCCAGCTACGGTCACCAATCTTCAACGTGTAACCCGTGTCACTCATCTATCAACAATCCCCTAAAATCGTGTATCAGTTCTCAGACGGCGGATTAGGATCCGGCTTCGGCTTCGGAGAAGGCGGAACCGGAGGAGTATCAGCTTTTAAAGCCGTCATCCACCCCCGACCCGACACCGCATCACCCTTCTTATTAATCTGGGCAGGATACGCCTTCAACGTCACACCATACCCGTACACCTCGCCATTCTTGCCCTTGATCTCGTCACGATCGATCAACTCAACCTCAGGGAAATAGTAGCGAATAACCTGATCACCATCCACAATATCCATCAACAGGGCGTGAACACCCGTCGTGGCACCCGGAGAAATATCGAACGAACCTGAATCGGATCCGGCAGTAACCTTCGACTGCCAAAACAGCTCGATAACCTCCTTCTTAGACTCGATCAGCTGGAAAGAAATCTCGATAGAAGACTCGGTAGCAACCGTGCGAACAACATCCGCATTCTGCCAAGCCTTCAAATCATCCGTTTTACGCTCAGGCTTAATCTTAAACCCGTCATCCGACAGATACCCTAAAGCGGTAAGACCGTCAGGAACCGCCTCCACACCCTTAATAGTATCACCCGCGTGCGCGTCACCAATATAAACGTCGCCAGTAACCGCTGAACGAACATTAGACGCTTTACGTGTTGCAGCCATCACAACCCCCATTAAATATCAAACAATTACATTAAAACAAAAACAAATACGTTTACTCAGACTCGACAGGCCTACATATCAGCTCAAACAGCGAATACACATCAAAACGTGCACCATCAACCAGCAAATCAGGACCAGTAGACCGTTCACAGTACACCACAGGGTCACCATCAACCCCATCCGCAAGGACAGCCTCCACCCGCCTGGCTAGCGACATAGCACGATCCGGCGTATCAGAAAACACATTCACGCGCAAAAAAACCTGCTCACGCACATGCAACTGCGGGCCACCATCAAGAGCCAACCAAATCAGGTCACCCGTAAAATCATCGGGCACCGTCCCCACACAGGGTATATCAGACAGCCAGCCATCATCCTTGAGCACACGTTTAGCCCACTTCCTGGGGTCATCGTAGACGATCACGACGCAGCCCCAATCGAACGAGCCAACGTGCCATGCTTCGCCTCAATACGCTTCCCACCCTTATATGTGGTACCTATACGAGCGACAGCCTCAACACGGTGAACCTGCACCTCCGACGACAAACCATTACGGTATTGGGCCTTATCGAAAGCGTTACCGCCCACATTCGCCGAGGCCGCACGCCTGACACGCTCGCCACGCTCAGCCAACATAGCCTGCACCCCAGAAGACTTCAACACCTCACGAATACCCGGCAAGTTCAGCTTCACATTCACATCCTGAGCCACAATCTATCAGCCCTTCTTGCGCTTCACATTGACCTGCGTGCCCGCATCCCAACCGGACATGGGGTGATGCCACACCATAGGAGACCCGTCAGCCCCCCACACAACACCCTGAATACGCCACCGGCAACGATAATCAGCACCAACAACAGACTGCTTGAAAAGCATCGACCAATGCTCATAGTCAGAGTCACGCCCCGCGGCCTCATCCTCCTGCGAAACGGAAGCATAGATGGCCACGTTATGGTACACGGTTTCTACAGGATGCCCCCAATCCTCAACCTTGTCACCAAGATCATCGACACGAACAGTCGGTTGAAGCATCACAACCGTTTCACCATAAGGAAAACTGGTCATATCATATCTCCCACAAAGGGCCAGCGTAGCCGTTAATATTCGACCCGCATGAGCAACCCTCTCCCCACACCGTGGAACACACCTCAGAATGATTCACACTACTCCTCATGGTCGGTGTAATAGTGAACGCTTTACCAGCCCCACCATCACCCTCACACAGCTTCTTCAACGCGGCAATCTCAGAAGGCCACAACAAATTCGTGGGAGTACTAGACCGTGTAGTCTGAGCGAAAGGACCCGCAGACTCATACTGCACCTGACCCGACACGCCAGTATCATTCCAGCGCAACAAAGCCCTGCGCAGAATAGCCTTAGCGGCATCCTTGTATTTGAAATCCGGTTTAGCGATACAGGGGGCGACACTGACAGCCACAGCCTCCACATCGGCAATCATCGCCTCAAGCTTCTCTCTAGGAATATCGGCAAAAGGCTCAATATCCTCAGGCTTCAAAATGATACCCATCAACACCACCCCCTGCACATTGACACATCACCGCAACAATAAATCAGTTCTCGGCCGGCGGATTAGGCTTCGGGGCAGCCTTCTCCTTCACAACAGCAAACGAATCAAGCGACTCGATAGCCACATACAGCACAGCCTCGGCACGAACCATAACCTCATTATGGCCCTTCAGGTCACGCCCAGTCTGATCCGGGTCACCATACTCGATAAGCTCGATCGGGAAGTTACGCTGGAAACCCCAATGAACACGCGAGAAATCACCAACAATAGCCTTAACACCAGAGGCAGGCGACATCTCCGGGGCGCCAGAAACAGTCGAAGAAGAACCAACATTCAAGCCACGCCAATTATCCAAACCAGCAAACCTGTCGGCAGGATACATAGGCTGGCCGGCAAGCGGAGACCCCTTCGGATACACCTCAGTAGACAGGGCAAACGAGAACGCCGGATCCAAAGCAACCCCGTTAGGAACCTGCAAACCAGCACCAGCGATAAGACCGACAGCCTTGACCAGATCGGTCGTAGCAGAATCCGTGGCATCAACAATATGCTTCGTCTTATCCAGCGAAGTATGCACAGCGGCAGCCGCTTTACCAGTGGCAGGATCAATACCATGGAAAGCAATCAGATCCACGGCGCGACCAATCGAAGCACCAAGAGCCGGGGAAATCAGATCCTGCAAAACACCCAGACGGTAATCAGCATCAGCCCACATAAACTCGTCCGAGACACGCTGCTGAGTCACAACCTTGATAGGCTGCGCAGTAAACGCCGAAACATCAACGCTAGCGGAAGGCTTAACCTCGCCCTCACCAACAATCTTAGCACGAGGAACACCACTAAACACGGCACCCTTAACAGGGCCAAAAATAGTCGGCTGCTCCGGCGAAAGCTTCGCCAAAACACCAGAATCGATAGCACGGTCACGAACCGCACCAATCATAGAACCAGGAAGCTCCAGCTTCCCTGCAGAAAGAAAATCGTCAACCATCACAAATCATCTCCTAGAATTATTGACAAGAGCATCCACAAACGCGACACCCTCACGTCGTTTAACATCATCAACGGGGGCACTCCCCGCAAGACGGCGCACACCCGCGCCACCACTACTATGGTCGATCAAACCCTTCAAAGCTTTCTCAGACTCGGCAAGCGACTCCTTATCGCCACCCGACAAGAAAACGATCGCATCACTGGACAAACCATACTCTGAAGCCATCTCGCGCTTCACACCCTCAAGAACAAACCCGTTGATCCTGTCTTCGAGTTCCTCATTCTTGCGGCGAAGCTCAGCAATAGTAGATCCAGAATCACCATCCGAGGCGCGAAGCTTCTCCAACTCGGCGAAATTACTTTTAGCACGAGACTCCCACTTACGGGCCTCCGCCTTCCAATCAGTCCCCGGCGATTTACCCTCGCCTTCATTCTTCAACTGATTGTCGGCTACCTCCTGCCCGCCATCGTCTTTTACTGTATCAACAATGCCGTTATCCTTTCCGGACTCCACAACATCATTGTCAACATTCTGTTCCTCAACACTCTGATCGGCCATAGCCTTACCCTACACTTCTTGCGGAAAACCACACAACATTGTTGACCCCCGTGCGGGAGACAACCCTGTGGACCAATAACCGGCGGCGCACAACCGGGAACCACATCAAATTATCTCAATTCGCCAACAGTACGCATAGCCTTCAAAATATTGCCAGGCGACTGCTGCAACCCATGATCATCAACCCACTCACGGGCCTTCTCATACGTCCTCTGATACTCGACATCAGCCCTATTTGGCTCCCAAGGGCCAACAACCTCAACCACCGTACAACCACAATGATCATGATACTTCGAACCAAACGGACGCTTACCACCACGCTTATGACGCCGCGTATGACCGGTAGTGAGTGCCCTTTCTTTTGTCGTATAATCCGACCTCGTAGCCAACATGGCACAAAAAGCACACGGATCACCATCAGTAACCCTACGCCACGACCTACCCTGCGCACCCGCAGACCACTCAACCGTGTCACGGCCAGCATTCATGACAGCCCGATTAACACCCGCAGCCATCGCATCAATCGTGTCATTCGCCCTATCCGGGTCACTCTCAAGAATCTTCATAGTCGAAAACGACCTAGCCAACGCGGCGGCAGCATCAAACTCGTCATACACAATCAAACCCGGATCCACACCATTCAACCGGCGAATATCCGACACAAACCTGGCAGCCAACGATGCCGAACCATCATGGCCGGCACGCTCCAACTCCACACACAAACGCACATACTGCGCGTCTGTCATCTTCCCGGCACGCCACAAACGACCCAGCTCGGCATAATAGCCCGCATACTTCCCAGCAAACCTGACCGCCTCACGCTGATACTCAGTCGCAGCAAGCCTCGACATAGCACCCGAAGCCATCGCCTATCATGCCTCGTTAGTTTGACGCGATATAGCCCCAGCCAGTGCCGCCAACGGATCCGCAGATTCGGCACGATGACGCATCACAGCCTCAACCTGCACATCATCAAGCCCCAGCATCTCCAACACCGTACGAGAATCAGCAGGCAAAATACCGGCACCAACAAGCTTCGTCACAGCATCAGCCGTAGCCGCCCGAGTCGGGGTTGAAGCATCACGCCAACGCAAACCAACATCACCAAAAAAATCGGCCTCATCAACACGAGAATCCAACGCCTTGGCAGCCAAAAAACCAACCGACAACCAGCCCTGACCAAACGACGTCTGCCTGCGTTCAGCACGCTTCACAAGCCGAGATTCCTCGGCAGCCAAAGCCTCCCCACTAGGTGGGTTAGACGTGATAAACCCGAAATAGCGTTCCGGAACAGCCGCTTCACCCGCAGTCAACTGCGCAAACAGTCTCATCTGATCCGAATACGGTGTAGGCGAATTGACAGGAAACGACCCCACATCGGGAGTGTCACCGTCATCATCCTTATCCACAGCCCACACAGAAGCCATCGACAGGACCCAACCCGGCTGCGAAAACTCGTCAGCCGACACGCCAGTCACCCAACGTTGAGGATACGCATAAAAATCACGATTCACAGACTGCCCCAACAGTGTGCGAACAGCCTCATCCGTGTAAGCCCTAATAGACCTCGTAATCTCAGAACGGCCATCAATCCTAGAAGTACGACGACGATTCACAATAGGCACCAACGGAACCGCACCCAACACATTCTCAATACGGCCCGTCTCGACCCATTCACGCGAACCCCGCCGCTCCACCTGAACAATCACATCAGGCAACAAAAGCTCAGCCTCAACCACCTCAGGATCACACGTCTGCTGCACCACAAGGCCAGCCTCCAGACGAGAACCGTCAGCCGAAAACTTACCTGTGCAATTCTTTGGTGACTGCGGACGAACCAAAACCGACCCATCACCATGAGGAATAATCGCAACAAACGACAACCCAAAAATTAGTGCATCCAAATGCACATCACACGACGCCGTAGCAAGCCGATTCGCAGCATACACACCATCCAGGCCGTAGCCGTCACCATTAGTCCAGCCAAGCCAATCCAGACGCTCTTCCAAAGCATCCACGGCTATACCAGGCCACGACACCACAGTCTGCACACGGTGCAACTCCGGCGGAATAGCCACACCAAGGTCACGCACCCGATTCGAGCCCTCATAGTAGCCCTCAATGCGACAATGCCACGAAGACAACCTTTGGATACGATCGTACATGCCCTCAATTAGAGCCAACTCATCCGAGTTCATACCACAGACACCCGCTTCCTACCAGACCGTTCACGCCGCTTCGCTTTCGCCATCTTCGCACCAAGATACGCCAAAGACACAGCCTCCAAAGGCACCTCACTGCCATCCTTAAACGAGGAACCCCAACCCCACGCAGACCCCTTACGCTTCTGCACAGCCGACCTCACAGCAATATCCAACATGTCACGGCGAGAATCAGCACGAGGATGAGAAACATTCCCAGACCTTACACCTTCCAGGAAGGCTTGACACGCCTCCACATACACGCCAGTATCGGCAACCACCACGCCACGGCCCGGAATACCACGATCCGTCAACGCCTTCTGCAACAACACCGCACCAGACCCGGCAACCATGATCCGGTCAGTATCACCCCAACGAACCGCCAACCAGTCAGCCAACCGGCCCACACCATCAACAATCGTGCCAGACAGCCCATCAATAACCTCAACATGAACCCCAGCGTCAGTCCGGCCGGCACCAGCCAAAGCAACCCGATCCCCAGAACGAGAAAACGAGACACCAAACACTTTCCCGCCAACCAGACTCGCCTCATCCACAGCCGACTGAGCCCACTTATCAGCCGGAATCACCGACGTAGCAGACTGGCCACGATCCCACCAGCCAAGCCGCTCCCGAGCAAAACCGGCAGCAGACATCGACTCATGCTCATCGCTTACGGTCCCGAAATTCAGGCGACGACCCAACGCAGGATTCGTATCCCCCGCCAACTTCCGCCACTGCCGCGACACATCATCCGGATCAGACTCGTCAGGAATCGAAAACTCCGTCCACGCAAACCTTTTACCACCCGACAAAGCCTGACCACGCAAACGCAACACCACAGACCCGTCCGCCAACGGCCCAGGCGGCGTACCCAGGAAAATCTGCTGCGGATCACCAGACGGGGCAGCGCTCACCGTAGGAAGCAAAGCCTCCAACTGCTCATCCGACAACTCCTGAGCCTCATCACACACCAAATCATCAACCGTAAACCCGCGAGCAGAACCACGAGAACGGGCCACAAACTCAACCGAACCCCAACCCGGACAGCCACACTTCTTCTCAAAAGTGGCACAATCCGGATGATGCAACACAATAGCCTCCTGACCATTCGTCGCACGAATCGACTTCACCATACGATACAAGTCAGGAAACTGCCGCTCATTCTCAAAAAACGACCTCAACCGCATAAACGCCTTACGAGCCGACTTCAACTCGTGAGCCGTATGCAAAATACGGCGACCCTGAATAGTCGCCTTAAACAACTCCACAACCTCAAGGATCGCATTCTTGCCATTCTGGCGAGGCACAAACACACCACACACACCCGAAGCAAGCCTGCCATTACCACCGACAGCCAGCCAATCATCCAACACCTGCTGCTGCCACGGATCAGGCGTCAACCCATACGCCCTACCAAGCTCACCCGCATCACCGCCAGCAGACACCGAATACGCCGCAGCCACACGATGACGAGGAACCTGAGACCCAACAACACCAGACACCTAATCAGGCCCCCTTGCGCTTCCTATACCGGTCAATCATCGCCACCGCAGAACCCCCACCACGGCCACCAGACGCCACATCAACCGAATACCGATCCAACATACCCATAAAAGCCTTCACATGAGCACGCAACGAAGCCACCAAATCCGCGCGACCCTCACCCCACACACAATCATGAATCACCGCAGCATCCATGAGAAACAGCCACTCCTCATCAGACACGTACTGCGCGCGACTATCCTCACCCCACACACGCCACCAACGACGCGTCTCCCCACACCACTCACGACCATCAGGAAGCTCAGGCTGCACCACACTCACCACCAACACAAAAAGTCGACAAACAGACAAAACCACAAAAGGGAGGTATTTCACT